CGGAGTACAACGAGTGCTGCGCCGCTCTGGAACAGCTGACCGGGCAGGACGAATGGCGAAAGAAACTGCGCGAGGAGCTGCGGTTCCGCCGAAGCGTATGTCTGAAACTCATGCAGAAAATCGGCATCGACACCACGGACTGGGCAAGGGTCAACGATTTTTGCCTGAATCCCCGGATCGCCGGCAAGCCTTTCGGCCGGCTCGATACCGAAGAACTGGAACAACTGGCCGTAAAGCTGCGCTCCATCGAGCGGAAGGGAGGGCTGAAAGTGAAGGAAACGGAAAAGAGACAAGAACACGAAGTGAAACAACCGGGCCGGGCCGTCTATGTAATCATAGACCCCAACGCCCCTAAAAACTAATAGAAATGAAAACAGAAGCACGAAAAATCCTTGACGGGATTAAAATCCAGCTCCTTGAAGCGGCGACGTGGCTGTCGGCCGAAGAGCGGGAGGAGTTTTTTAGCGACATCAACGAATGGACCTACGAGCAGTACGAGGCGGCATTGGTCTGTCAAGAGCCTGAAATGCAAAATTACGAGGAGGACGATGCATGACCCTGAACGACCAGAACAAGGTGAAAGCGGCCGGTTTCACCATTATCCGCAAAGACGACTATCCGAATCCGAGAATCAAAATCAGCACAAAGCACAACGGAGGGTGGAAAACATACGGAGTGTATGAGACGAAGGCCGCGCGGGACAAAGCATTCAAGACCCTTTTAGAAAGCAACAAGATTATCAGTGACTAACCCTAAAAAACAATTAGAATCATGGAAGAGAGAAGCAAACAGACCGTGTTCATGACGGAAGAGGAAAAGGCCGAGTTCGAGGCTTTCCAACAGGCGAAAGCGAGAAAAGCGGCCGAAGAGAAGGCCAAAGCCGACCGGGAAATGTACAGGCAGATGGTGGA